TTAAATTCTTTTGCTTTTTCAGCAGCCATCTTTTTTACATCAGACATTAACTTAGCATTCTTTTGTATTTCTGATGCTCTCTGTAATGTACTCATAGCAGATTCAATTTCCCATTTTCTCATTTCATTCTTACTACTACCTAAAATGGAAATACCAACTGAAGAACTCTTCTTAGCTGGTGCTTTTTTAGTTGTTGTTTTTTTAATTACCATCACTATACATTTTTGACTTTTCTTCCCATACCTACTCTTGACTTCTCAGCTTTTTTAGCAGCTAGTTTAGAAGGAGTTAGTTCATACTTTGTTTTAGGTGTATCCTTAGATACTCTTTTTGTAGGCCGGCAGTATTCATTTTTACCACCGGCTCCACAAGCTTTTCCTGATTTTGTGTCTTGCCACTTTTCTGATTGCCATCTTTTAAGATCACTACCAGCTTTAGTTTTTCTTACTACACCTGAACCTTTACGGCATTTAGCAATAGCTTGAGAAGCTCTAGCTGAAGGAAACACAGCATACTGTGCTTTTACTTTAGTATAACAAGCATCTTTTGGCATTACTTCTTTTTCATTTTTGTCATTGACATACCATATTTAGCTTTAGGTATAGCAGCTTTAGAACCAGCCATTTGTTTATTGATAATAGCTTGTACTTTATCATAGTCTGCACCTAATGCTTGTTTTCTTGCAGCACCATTACCATATTTACCACTCATTACATCTTTTGCTTTTTGTTCAATAGATGTATTGTTTGATGCAGTTGTTGTTTTTTTAGGAGGTGTTGTAGTAATTCCTTTACTATTTGTTGTAGTAACTGATCCATCACTAAAATTAACTGTTTTACCTTTTTTATTATAAGTTTCAGTCCTATCATTGACACGATCATATATTTCTGTACCTTTTTTATTTTTTATTACAGTGGCTCCTCCGAATGCTCCAGTTGGCTCTAATTTTTGTGTGACACCTTTTTTATTATATACGGTTGTTCCAAAATTCTTACTTGCAGGATCATAATGATCAACAGTTTTACCTTTTTTATTATAGAAAGTTCTTGTCATTTTATTAGGATCATGAAGAGTTTTACCTTTTTTATTATAGGTAGTTCTTGTCATTTTATTAGGATCATCAACAGTTTTTCCTTTAGCATTAACTACTGTAACAGGTTTTTTAGAAACATTAGCAGCACCACCTACTTGCATTTTTTTAGTAACAGTTTTCTTAATAGCCATGACAATTAGATTTTACCAGCAGGTTTACCAGAACGACCTTTGATTGTTTTTCTAGCATTATCAAATGATGATTTAATCATAGATCTTTTAATTTGATTTTCAGGTGAATTTCCTGTTGGTCCACCATCTTGCATTTTTTTCATAGTCATACCATATTTAGCTTTTGGCATTGCAGTTTTAGGAGCTTTAGATATACCACCTACTTTACCTTTAGCAACTTTAGAAGCAGAAGCTTTTGGATTAACTCCAGACATAACACCTTTAGAACCAGCAGTTTTAGCTGCTTGTAAATTAGCATTAGGGTTAACCATACCTCCGGTTTTCATCATTGAATTTTTCATCATTGATCCATCAGGCATCATATGCATTCCACCAGTTCCCATTTTTTTCATTTTAGAACCACCCATCATCATTTTACCTTTACCGTCTGCTGCAAAGGCAGGAACCATTTTCCCACCTTTGTTTACCATTTTCATTTTAGTTTTCATTTTATTTTATTTTTAAGAGTTCCAATACTTTTCACAAGCAGTATTAAGATCTTTCAAAACATCCTCATTTAAAGGGTTTTTCAAGTGCTCTATTACATCTGACACATTTCTTCCAAGCATTGCACCTGTCTTAGTGTGGTAGATATAACCATCTGCCTTATTAATAATATACTTAAAAAATACGGAATCTCTAACAATTGATTTAATTTTTAATGATTCCATATCCATTGCTGCAGTTTCTGCAAAGGATTTAGCAGCTCTTTCCTTATTGGTTTCTCCTCCTTCACCACTGATATATCTATCCATGTTTTCATAGATAACATCTAATGGTGTTGATTTTCTATATTGTGTACTGTTAATATCTACAACTTTTGCAATGTAGAATAACTTAGTACTGTTTTTGTCAAATAATTTTTGAAGTTCAGCTAATGCTTTGTTACGGAGTTTTTTGTACTCTGTTCTAACCATAACTGTTTCTTCTTCTTTATCTAAATAAAATTTAGGTGGTACTGCTCTTGCTCTTGCATCATCATAACTTTTAGCAACAATTGAGAACCCTCCTGCTTCTATAGCATATAATTTAATTCTGTCATATGGATTTGTTGGATCTAAGTAAACCGGATCATTACCACATGCCATTTCTATTTTGTTCCAAAATGTTGAGTTATCAGGTCTTAACAAAGTTACCTTATTCCAAAACATAGTATCTTCAATATCTAGTACATTAGCAGCTAATTCTTTTTCTAATTCTGCTACTGATGTTCTAATTTCTCTTACTCTTGCTTCTCTATCTTCAGCATTAAGTAATTTAATTTCTGGTGCAAATTCATTTAAACCAGTGATGTATCTTACTACACCATTGTTTTCTAAACATGCAAGTTGTTCATTATGCTTTACTCCGTCATAAAGACTCATGTTATAAGTTTCCAGACCCATGTTGGATACTGAACTGTCAAAGAAAGGACGTACTGTAATAGCTGTTTTTTTAATACTACCGCGCCCGGTTTCTACCATTGTAAATTGTGTTTCCATTTTGTTGTTGGTTTGTTTGTTGTTAGTTTATTTTTTATTAAAAAAAAGCACAGAGCATCATTAATGACACCCTGTGCAATTTATTTTTTTTACTTAGAATGATCCACCAGTAATTGGGTTTCTCATAACAATTTTTAAAACTTTAGTTGGATCTTTAACCCAAATAGCTGGCATTGTTTGAGACATCATTACACGGTAACCATTGAATTGTCCTGAAGACTGGAATCCTTGTGTACGACCCATGTAGTCCATAGTACCATTTTGATACCACCATTTCAATTGATTATCCCAAGATAATTTCAACAAGAAGATGTTGTCATTAGTGTTATCTGTAATATCAAAGATAATGAATGAATAAGAAGATAATGGGAAACCATCAATGATTGGGTTCTCAATGTCATTAGTATGAACATTATCAAATGCTGGATTCAATACAAATTTAACATTTGCCAAGAAAGGAATAACATAAGAAGTGTAAGCAAATCCAAAGTTCAAGTCCATTCCTTTACCAGTGATTGCACCAATATCAGCAGCTTGAATTAACAAACCTGAAGATACTGCTTCACGTTTGATAGCTTCATTTACCATTCTCATTCCACCCATACCAGTTTGAACTACTAGAGATCTTTTTGGATCTGGACCTTGGAACTCAACTTTACCATTGAAGAAGTTGTAGATCTCTCCACGGAACAAGTCTAATGTAAAGTTATTTTTATTGTATACTCTTTTGAAAGAGTTATCCAATTGTTTCCAAAGACCTACAGATAATCTAACATCATCTGGTCCATCTTGACGAACTCTACCACCATGACCCCACATTAAGTAAGTCTCAATGTCATTTGCTACTTTAGATAAGTGAGCAGACTCCATAGATGTCAAGAAAGTTCTTGATAAATCTCCGTTGTCAAATGCTTTTTTCACTTTGTCTTTACCCATAACCTTGATCATATCTTCTAAAGATGTAATAGAAGGATCAATGTTTTTGTCAAATGTTCTCCAGATCTCAGTTACAGGAACTGTACCATCTGCATTCATTCCCCCTTTGATCATCAAGTCAGCACGGCTAGAGATAGAATAATGTACGTGAGCTTCAGCACCACCAACAAAGTTGTAGAATTCACGGAATCCTGTTCTTGTTGTGATGTCAGAGAATCTTTCACCATACTCACCTCTTGCAGAACCTTTACGGAAAACTTTAGTACCATTAGCCAAGTACTTGTTATCCAAGTATTTGTAGTTCTCATTGTTAACCAACTGTACTGTATAGATATAACCATCACCAATAGGTAAGATATCTTCAGAAGGAACTACATATAGCTCAGCTCCGTTGTATTTGTCATATGTGAAGATATCACCATGTCCAAACTCACGTCTGCTTAACTTGATACGGAAGGTTGTACCTTCAATACCTTTAAAGTTGTTCTCTGGTTCAATATCCTCAAGAATGTAAGGTAAGTCTACAGACACTGGAGTCTGCCACTTATACTCACCACGAGCATTATCAACCATGATAACATTTTTGCCACCAAATGAAGACATTTGATAAAGCGGCATTTCAACTTTCTGGGACATAGCCCATAAATCTACTGGACCTAAATCCATAGGTTCAGCATCTTTCAGCATGTTAACCAAGTGGTATGAATCCACATGGGAACTTGCCTGATACGAGGTATCCCGGAGGAATATACCATTGTTTAAAACTGGAGTTGCCATTTTTATTATTTATTTGTTTGTTACTTATTAAAATCTCTTAAACATGTTAGTGCTTCTAGAGAGTGTTTTTTGTGAAGGTTTACTAGTTCTATTTTCTGGCTCACTTATAATTGAGTTTGAAGACTTTCTAGCTTCTTCTGTTTTTAATTGTCTTACTACTTTTTCTGTAGCTTGTCTACCACCTTGTTCTTTAATCTTTGCTTTGTATCCAACAGGATCTGCAAGTAACCAAAGAGCTTCAGCAATAAGGTCATGTCTTGGTTCTACAAACTGATACTTCTCTAACAAGTGCCCTAACATATTTGTAGGTTTACCTGATATAGAAGGATAGTTAGGTTGTACTAAACCAGAGTATAACATATTCTGTACTTTCTTATCTAATTTAACACCATCAAGTTCTCCACTTACTAAAGTATTGTAAACATTATCTGTATACATTTTAGCTGCTTCAGCTTGTTGTTCTTTTCTATCTTCTTGTTCTGCTAGTTGTCTTGCAATTATTTCTTCTTGCATTCTATCTAGTTTAGGTTTAAACTGATTAGCTTTTTGTTCTAATTTACCTAAGTCAGACCAATCAGTAATTTCTGTTTCAATTTCTTCTGATGTACCAAAATTAGTTGCATATAAATACTGTCTTGCAATTTCTGCTTGATCATAATCATCTGCTGGATCAAGTTGTCTCATTTCTTCAACTTGAGCTAAGGTTCTAAATAGACCTTTAAGATCTGTTCCACCATCTGCTACATATTTAGCAGCATATTGTAGTTCTTCAGGAAGAGCACTAAAAAATTCTTTTGGAGTATTTGCTTTAATCTTAGCTTCTCTTTCTTTAAAGTTAGCTTCAAATAACTCTCTGAAATCTTTAGTAGTGTAATCCTCTAATGACTTATCATCATCAAAAGCCATTAACTCACCATCTTCAATCATTTTTTGTGCTAGTTCATAAAGACCAGATTTATCAACCTTTGGTCTTCCTTTATTACCAGCTTCTTCTTCTTGAGAAATTAAGTCATTTAATTCTGCAATAGTTTCATCAACTTCTACTTTCTTTTCAACTGCTTCTTTTTTTTCTTCAGCTGTTGCATTAGGGTTGTCAAAGAACGAAAGATCAGTTGTTTCTTTACTAAATAAAGATTTTGTTTTTTCTGGAGTTTTACCATCAGCAGGTAACATAATGTTCTCTGCACCCGGTGATCCAAAAAGATCATCAATATTTACATCTATTTGTTCTACCGTTGTAGAATCTAAAACTTGGGTTTCCCCAGTTAGGTTTTTTGTTTCTTCACTCATCTTGTTGGTTTTTGTTTATAATTCAATATACAAAATAAACTTGAAAGATTTAAAACAAACTTTCACATTTTTTTGCTTATATAGCTATTACCTATTTTTTCTTTGTATCTTTTGGTTTATCAAACTTGTTTTTATTAACTCTTGCTATTTCTAACTGCTTATTTGCTATGTCTTGTTGACTCTGTAATTTTCTTTCTTCTAAGTTCATTTTCTGAGATTGTCTCATATTTTCATTAGATTCTTTTTCTCTTTGAAGATTACTTTGTTCTCTATATTGTTCAGTTTGTCTTATGTCTTTCATAGCATCTTTGAAATCATTTTGTTTATTCTGATCAATGTCTACCATAGAACCCATACCTGCTGCTCTAATTTCAGCAACAAGAATATCTCTTTGTCTGTTTTTCTCAGCTTCTAAAGATTCAGCATCAAGTTTCATTTTCTCAATTTCTTGTTGAGATTTCATTTGTTGTTCTTGTAGTTGTTGTGCTTGTTGCATCTCAGCTTGTTTTTGTTCTTGTTGTTTAGCCTCTGATTGCTTAAGTGTATTATTAAGTTCAGCAATTGAATCTGATTGAACAATTTTACCAAGATCATAAATACTAGCTCCTGTAGTATTATTTTGCATTGCCATTCCTTTAAGCTGTTCTAATACAGATCTATGATTAGCAGTAGTACTTGCATAAATATTAAGATCTCTCATCAATAGATCAGTACCATTTATTTGGAAGTTTACTTTTTCATCATTAGTTGTAGTATAAGTAAGTCTAGCTGAAGGTTTAGTAGAGTTATAATACTGAGCTAAGTCTGTACGCATTTGGTGTACTCTAGGCATTAAATAATCACAGTGTTGGATAAAGAATACTTCTGTCTGTGCATAAGATGCTGCAGTAGCTTGTTCTACACCTGTAGCAGTCATTTGAGATAACTGTTGTCCCATTCTTTGTGGGTTAACACCAATTACTTCATAAGCTTGTTGTTTAAAGTGATTAGCTAAATTAACTCTTGACATTAATCTTTCTGTCTGAGATAGATCTAGTTTTTGGAAATGATTAAAGTTTAAAGCATTCTCTGTATTAGTAATACTAGTATCTAATGGTAACATCTGAAAGTTCTTCATTGCTACATATGCTTTAGCTAAATTACCTTTTCCCCAGTCTTCTCCTAATGAGTGTCTAGGTAAAGTATTCTGGTCAAACATAATAATAGTACCAAGCTCATCTACTAATATATCAGCAATCTGATTATTAACAATGTTATATCCAATCTGATATGGCTTCATTAAGTCTAACAATGCGGTTGACTTAGTATTTCTATCTGAGAATACAGATCCTTCTACAGGAAGTTTACAACCATAAAGTGAATTATCACCTTTAAATTGAAACTTAAGAGGTCCTATATGATTCTTATCCACACCTAAATATAGTGGAGAAAAACCTCCTGGATTATTCATACCCCAGAAAGAAGGAATATTTGGACCTATTTTTACACCACCCCATACTTCATTAATCCAAATCCAATCTATATGTTCTCCATAAACTAAATTGTCTTTACTTTTATTTTTCATTAACCTAGTATCATAAATAGGATTATCTTCTACTTTATAATCTTCAGTAATAATTTCATTTATAACTTCCCCATTCTCAGCTACTTTAGTTAAGTGGCCTATTTTTCTTTGAGACTTCCAGTATACAGTAGTTACTCTTAATAAGTAAGTAGTATCTGTATCAATATAATCTTCTCCTTCTGATAAAATCTGATTAACAATATCTCCACCATCTAAAACAGAACCATTCATAGCAGAAGTATATTGTCTATATGCTAATGAAGGCATGTTAGTATTCCAGTCATGAGATTTAGTACCATCATAAAAAGAACCATCATTTTGATAACCACCAATTGTATAACCAGCAGATCTAACAGGATATATTTGTTCTAAAGCTTCAACTTGATCTTCAGTCATTATGTATCCATATCTATCAATAACATCTGCTACAGTCATCATATCAGTTTTACCAACCCAATGAGCTTGTGATATATATCTAGCATCTGGAGATTTATGATAAAATGTAACAACAGGATTCCATAACTCTACTTCATAGTCATCTTCCATCATGCGGAAATGCCAGAACTCTCTATCTGTAATAAGCATGTCTCTGAATCCTCTTTCCTCAAGTTCATCCATACCAAATCTTTCAACATCTACTTTATGTTGATGACTAGCCCATTGCTCTACCATTGATCTATAATCTTTTTTATAGAAGCCTTCAATTTCAGGTAGTGTTTTAAGTTTTTCTGGAGATAGTTCTTGTTGTGCTTCTTCTGATTCTGGATCTAAACCTTGTTCTAATAAAGCTGCTGTAATTTTAACTTGAGCATCAGCCATTAATACTTCTTCTACATCTTTTCTTTTTTGCTCTAACATTTCATTATATGAAAATTCATCCATAGCTCTGTAAGTTAGTTTAGTAGATCTTTTAGCAAACTCAGCTACTAGAACATTAATTACATTAGGTATGATTGGATAGAACTTTAGTTCTAATGCAGACTGATCTTCTTTAGTTAATACTTCTACTATATCTCTGTAATCATTATCTTCTTCTACTATATAGTCACTCTTATCTATAATACCTTTAGCTAACTTATAATTTTTCATTAGCCTTCTAGCATTTCTGCGGATCTGTTTTAAACCATTCCATTCATACCAGTCAAGATTCCAAGCAGCCCATTCATCATTTTTTTCTTTTTTTGGCAAAAATTGTAAAGGTTGGGTAATACTACCCATTCTGTTATATTCAGTTTTAGCTCCTTTTTTTGCTTGTAAAGCATTAATAACTTGCATAATATTTTATTTTAAATTTTTAAAGGCTGATCTTTTACTTCCTTGTAAACCAGTATATCCTGATTTACCCATATGTCTAAATGGACTACTAGTTAATTTAAACAAATTTTCTGACTTTTGCAAGTTTTTAGCACTCTCATCCATTATTGTTACTTTATTAAAACCTCTATTAGCTTGTTGTATTCTCATAAAAGCTACTAATGCACAGAAGGCTACCATCCTATCCACGTTGAGTCCATCAGTATAAGCTTGCATTTCTTTAAGAAGCATTGGATCAGGAATTCTTTCTATGCCATATTTGGTTCTTACAATAGTACCATCTGATTTAGTTTCTACATCTAATTCTTCTTTAGTATATTCTATGGCATAATTAAGAAGATGTTGTTTAAATAAAACACCTGTATTTTTCCAGCCATACTCCTGGAATACATTAGCATTGGCACCTAAGTCTTTTAAGAACATAATCTGACTTTTAGGTACTAGATATTTTTGTTTTTTTCTAGATATCATGTACTGAATAAAAAGAGATATGTTATTCTCTATAACAGCCCATGCATTATACCATTCTATAATTAACTCTAATCTTTGGTGAGTTTTGTTAAGGTCATCAAATCTACCACACCAAGCAGCTACAATTTTATCTTGTTCTATGTAAGTTTCTGTTTCTGTCCCTGTGTGTTTAGTAACTTGTATAGGAGCCTTGATTATATAAATAGAACATAGTGAATCAGATGTTGTTGTTTTACCCTCAGATACTGGGTCAATAGAAGCATAATAATGTTTAGCAAACTCTGGATTAGGTATTGGTCTTTCCCATACTACAAGTACACCGGTTTTATCTTCCGTACTTTTAGTAACAGGAAACTCTTTTATAGGATGTTTATTAGAAACTTTAACTGCAGGTTTTCCATTTTCATCTGCAAAAATATCTAAGAATTCATATGCATACTCTTTATCTTCTATTCTTCTTTGTTGTGCAGCAAGCAAGTGAGTAGGAAATTTAGATACAGTTCTATTTGCAAATGCTTCTTCAATATTTCTTGGATGCTGAGAAATCCTTAACTGATAAGTTTCTGGATCTAATTCTTTTTTCCAAATATCAAATTGTTTATCTAAAGCTTCTAATGCTTCTTCTACAAGTGAATTACCATATTGATCAATATGCGGTGGCATAGACCATTGCTCAGGAATAAATAAACCTGATAAACCTATAGTACCTTTATTATCTAATAGATTAGTTTCAACAGCATAAATATCACTGTCATTTGGTTTAAGAATCATTTTTCTTAAAGGCTCACATTGAGACAAGTCACCCACAGATCCTGCAGCAATAAACATCCCTGTAGTAATTAAACCTGATCTCATGGCTGGGCGCATGTACTCATATGTAGTATCCATCTTAGGAGCAATACCAGCCTCTTCATGAAAGAAGTATTTAACGGGACCCCCTACACCATTTGTTGGATCTTTTTCAAATGACATACCTTGCATAGTACCTTTTAAACCCACTTATGTTTTTCTGTCTCCTTTTCTTACTTCAATCTTCTGCTGCCACATTAAGACTTTGTCTGGAGACATTGGACGGTACCATGCAGTATGTTCATTAAGGAAGGCAGCATATTCCGATAAAAACTTCCAAGAACCTTTCTCATTAATATAATCTTTAAGACTAGCTCCCATCTTTAGAGTTACCCCTGACTCAAACCAAAGTTGGTTTAGTAACTTAGATATATGAAAATAAGAAGATGCTATCTGACGTTTCTTTAAGATAGCAACATGTTTATATTTTAATTCAGCTAATAGTTCATATAGTGCCATATGATACTGTGCATCTCTAATCTTAGCAAATCCAAATTGTTGTATCTCTTTATCAAAGATTGGTAAGAAGTTTAACCACATGTAATAGTCTCTAGTTATAAACCATTTCTTATTACCATTTATATAAAAGACTCCTTTTCTGCATTTAGCTTTTTGGTCATCCCAATAATATATAAAGTCTTTAGATTTAAATGGAGCAATACAGTAAACATTTTGAGTTCTAAATGTTATAGCTTGTTCATTAAATAAATAACTAGTTTCATCAAAATCATATTTACCTGGTTCAGCAAATAGTTCTTCTATAGAGTTAGAAAATTCTTCTCTAGAATTAAATGATACTGTAGTCCATGTACCATTATCCCAACAGGGTATATCTTGATAGATTTCACTCATAATTAAGAATCATAAGATAGCCCAATTCCTCCGCGGACTTTACTAGATTGTTCATCTTGTAGGTCTTTGTATACACCCTTGAATGATTGTCTAATACCATCAAAGTCTTTTGCTAATGCTCTTATCTGAGCTATGTTACCATCTTTACCATCTGTAATTTGTGCAGTAGAAAGATAATTAGATATTCTGTCAAGTGCTTTTTGCATACCTCCATATGCTCTGGATGTTGGAGTTTCATATAATTTTTCACAGAACTTAAGAGCATTAAATATATCCTCATCTTCTGTTGAGAATTCTCCATCTATTTCTCTTATAATCAGTGATTCTTTTTCTATCTGAGGTGTATGAAAGAAAGGATTCATATCTGGATCAGGACATGTCATATAAAACAAGTACTGGTAGATCTTAAGATAATCATCTGGATAATTATCCATTATATCTTTTAGTGATTTCAGAGTATAACAATGTTCAGTTGGAACTACTGTTCTGTTCTGTACATCAAATAGTTTAATCAGCATCTTTATTTCTTTTTAATGTTCTGTTTGTTTTCATGAAGGTAATGAATAATAGCATGCACTTCTTCTATTAAATATGGTATTGCCATAGGTATTACTTCTTTTACTATAGGATCTCCATTACTATCTAATTTTGCAATTGGATAACCCCACTGATCTTCCTTGTCTACTTCAAATGTTATATGATGAATATAAATACTTCCTGGTTTTAATTTAGGATTATGCTTTAATATAATATACATATAAATACTAAGTTGTAAAGCATAATGATAAAAGTTACAGTCATCTAAGTTATTCACTGGATGAGTCATCTTTTCAGATATTCCTTCCCAGTTAACATAAGATTCTTTCTTTATTTCTTTATTAGTTTTGTAGTCAATGATATTTACTTTACCATTGACTACTTCTACTAAATCTGACTGTCCACAAAGACCAACTGATCTTAAATAAACCATATGTTCTGGATACACACCTGGTTCTAATTTTTGTAATGGAGCCACCTTAACTCCTTCTTTAATTTCTGATGGTTTAAATACGGGCACTGTTACACCTTCTCTTTCCATAGATGCTAATGCACATAAGTCATCTTCTCTTTGATTATGATACCATGAGCCAAGAGTAGTAGATCTAGTAGATTCATTATTCCAAATATCTTGAATAGTCTGAGGATCTATTCCAGACCATTTAGATTTTTTATTTTTACTTACTTTCTGAGCTACTGCTTTAGCATCAAAAGGTTTTTTAAAATGAGATACAAGTGTGGTTACACTGATCCAGTTAATGCCTGTATCTTCTATACTTCTATAGCTGTGATCAGATGCGTTAAATATTATGCTCATAATTATGCATTTTCTATAATTGATTCTGCTAATGTTCTTGATGATTCATCTTCAGAGATTAACATCTTCCGGATATTAGTTACTTCATCCTGAGTAAACTTACCTTCCATTTTTAGCATTTTTAATCTTAAACATTTATTATCAAGTTCTAACTTATTTAATCTATCCATAAGATCTGATATTCCAGTTGGTGTGAGTGTAGTTGTTCCCTCTTGTAACTGACTAAAAATACCATTACCATTACTAGGAATAGTATTAATTACTATAGTAGGATCCTGAATTAATGTTCCATCTGCATAATGTTTATTTGGGCCTATATACATAATATTAATTTTTAAGGTTATCTAATTTATCTTCTTCATCTTCAGTAAGCAATGCTTCCCATTTAGGACCATCTGGATGCGGACAAGAAGAAGACAATGATCTAGTCTTAAATGCTAAAGAACATCCACATTTATTACAGCAAGGACCCATACCTTTAACAGCACATTTTTTTCCTTTTAAGTCACAATTATTACAGATGTCATGTCTTAGTTTTGCTATGTCTTCAACAAACTCATCACGGATAATAGAGTTTTTAACTCCCTCCATTATCTTGTGTCTCTCTTCCCAAATTTGTTTTAATATATTCATTTTTTCTTTCTTTAAAGGTTTCTTTTTCTAAAATATCTTTATCAATTAGTTTTTGCAAATCATGCAGTTGAACTAACTTTTGTTCTATTCTTTTCTTATTGTGATAATCATTAAAAGTATTTTCTTCATACTTGTCAATAGTTTTTGAATAAGTGGCAATAGCTCTTTTTATTTTATAAGGTTTTATTTGAAAAAGACCTAAACCATCTACATTTAATTTTGTATGACTTAATGTAGCCATGGCTTGTCTTAGATTCTTATAATAAAACTCAACAAAAGATTCAACTAATTTTGGATCTAAGTTTTTATCTTCAGCTAGTGACTGATATAAACTAGATGCTTTCTTGGGTATCATATCCTAAAAGTTTATAATCTAGTAAAATAGTACCTTCAGTTTGAATCTTAAGTGCAGGATTTAGTTTAATGATCTTTTTGTTAGAAGTATCTTTAACTATTAGATTGTTTTTCTCAGCTTTATTTATACAGTTTCTTACTGTTTGTGGAGACTTAAATATCCAATCTTCTTCAGCTGAAGCATCATAACAAAAATGTGTTAACTCAATAGGTTCATTAAAACTAAGTAAAGTAAGGCAGTTTAAGTCAGACTCACTCATTGCTATTTTATTAATGTAGCAATGAGTTAAGATCTGAAATTTAACTATGTCCCATTTGGGCATTTTAACACGTTTCTGTACTTGGTTAACCAGAGCCATGTTTATCCTTTTTTAAGTTTTCTAGAAGTTTCAGGATTTACTCTACCTTCCATAGTCTCACCTTCTTCATCTGCATCTTCTTCAGTAGTATCTGGATTATTAATCTGATACATCATAGCTGCATATTGATGATCATAATTTAGTCTCTTTAACTTATACTCAGAGATTTCAGTTAACAATTTTTCATACTTGTGTTGAGCTTCTAAGAAAGGTACTGCTTCATCAAAGTATTGTTTCATTTCATTTTTTCTAGCATCTAACTCTGCAGATGTTAATTCTTTTTCATCTCGGATTTGTTGATTTTCCATTGGTTATATATTTTAAGTTTATACAAAACTACAAAAAAAGTTTAAATTAAAATAGTTTAAATAAAAAAATCCAGATATAATATATACCTGGATCTCTGTAAGTTGTATGTAATTATTATTTTTTCTTAATCATTGTTTTTGTTTTAGCTTTAACAATACCACCTTTTTTGTTTTTATCTAGCATTTTTTTAACACCTAATCCTCCACCTACAGCAGCCCCTATTCCAAAAATAGCACCTAATGCACCACCACCTCCTCCACCACTTCTAGAAGATGATCTAAACTTAGTTGTTTTACCACAACCACTTTTTCTTCTTTTTCTTTTTTTACCATCAGATGCTACATATTCTTCCATACAACTATCTTCTGTACTTCCGCCTTCAGCATAACTCTTCATAGATCTAATGATCTGGTTTTTACTATCTATCATGTTATCTATTTTTAAGTGTAAAGTTTAATACAGTAATCATATAAAATGTTCTTGGTACATCTATTTCTATAGTAAATACATCAACAGAAGATACTCTTAAACTTAATCTAAATTGCTTTAAGTTTTTCTTCCAGTTTTTCCAATTGTTTCTAGACTTCATCATGCTTCATTTGTGCTTATAGTTCCTTTTGCTTCAAGATGTACTTTTCTAACACTTGCCGGTTGTGCTACTTTCCAAGCAGTTCTTCTAGCTTGTGTTAATCTAGACTTAGCAAGTCTCATAACATTTACTTGATTGCCTTGATTTCCTCCAAGAACATGGTAATGTGTTTTGTCTTCACCAACATAGATTCCAACATGTCCACCACCATTTCTTTTAAAAGTAAGTATATCACCTAACATAGGTTCAGTTACTTGAGTTCCGTACTTATTCCAGTTAAGAGCCCATAAAGGTCTTTCAACTACTTGTACTCCTGCCTTGTGTGCACAGTAAGCAATGAATAAACCACACCAAGGAATTTCATCATTAGTATAAATAGTACTTAAACTAAGTTCTTTAGCCCAATTAAGTATTACAGGGTTATGTGCTTTACCTACTATTTCTTTAGTACCAATAAATTTAACAGCTTCTACTAATATTTTAGGAGCTGTTTCTTGATTTAAATATCCGTAACTCATTTCTTAGGTTTCTTGTTCAGTTTTTTACTGATCATGTGTGCTACCCATAATCCTGTTTTCTTAAGGACTTTAGATTTAGCATCTACATTAACAGTAGTTCCTTCTGCAGTTTTCTCTACAGTAATATCTAAGTTCTTAGTATCTACTGTAACAGATTTATTATCTGCATCCGCGTGGACTTCTACATCAACTTTTTTTGTGTCTACTACAACATCCAAAGTTTCTGGAGTCTTATCAATGCTTACTGTAGTCTCTCCTACTTTTACTTCAGCATCAATACTTACTGGTGTTTTCTTTTTCTTTGCCATGGTTTATTCATTTATTAATTCTTCTACTTTAGTATCATCAACTGTTAATTGTGATAAGGTTGCTGCTACTGTACCTGCTGTAGCTAAATAACCTGCTGCTGTAATTACTGCTGCTGGTAATGATATTGGAGCTGTTAGAATTACTCCTGCCACTGCACCTATTGTAATTGCAATGTTTCTTACTTTCTTCCAAAACTTTGGAGTCTTAGCTGTCCATCTTCTTTTCAACTCTTTCATTTTTATCTATTTAACACAAACAACTTAACTGCATCTGATAATTCACCTACTTGTTTAGCTAGGTTTTTTATCTCAAGTTGAGTAAGTTCTTGCAATGCTTGGTATTTTATTTGACTCTCTTGTTGTACTAGTTCTATTTTACCTTTTAGCTTTCCTTGTTCTTCTGTATTTTTTCTAACATCTCCGTGGATGATCTTTAAAAAGTATCCAAAGATAGTCAAAACTGTTCCTGATATAAACAAGATTATTGTTATTGATGTTGTTTCCATTTTTATAAGTTATAAATATATACAATAATATACAAAAAAAAATTTAATTAACTTAAAACTTCTTGAAATATTACATCAAAGGTAGTTTAATTTTCATTGTTAATCGGTGTTGGTTTTGGTACATATTCACTCAAGGGTATTTCTAATAAGTAAGCGTATTCAGTTAATGCAATAGACTCTTCATCTGAGCTACTCAAAAATAAGAAATATACATCATTAATATCTTGAACAAAGTTAAAGAAAGTATTGCTATCAAAAAATACATTTTGTAGGTTTTCCGCTTGTTCGTTTGTTACTATTCTACCTTCTATCATACGTTTCTGCTTAAACTTGTTTGAAATGCTTGAACTGCTGTGTATAAGTTAGCTGCATCTGTATCTGTTAAACCATCACCAATTGAAGCGAAGGCACATTCTTTAGTTGAATAATTGCCGCCAATACCAGCACCAGTATTTAATGCTAAGATGAAAATATTACCAGTAGTTGGTGCTGAGGATGCAGTTGTTGCACCAGTCACTATTTTTACTCCATTTTTCCACGCATTTATTACTGTTGATGCTGTTCTGTTACCAGTGTAAAACCCTAAAGAATTTGCATCAGCATGTTGTGCCAAAGCACTACCATTGACTCTATGATAAGTGATGCCAGCAGTTCTAATCTCAAGAATATTGTTAAATTGTCCAACTCCCATTTCAATAGTAGCTGTATTTGTATTTGTTCTTGAGTAAAATGAGTAATGAGTACTATTTTGTGTTAAGTTACCTGATGGCTGTAGTTGTGTGTTAGCAAGTCCAGTAGTACCATTACCTATCATTCCAGTAGCTGAGTGATTCACACCAGTAGCATAAGTTAACCTGAATGCAGCGTTTAAATCTCTTGGGTCTTTAAGGTTGAATTTATGTTGTGATGCTGTGCCTCCTACAATAGGATAAATAGCTTTCATTTTAGTCCAAATAGAATATCCTTTCAGAGCCAAAACCAAAGTGTTAATTGCATTTTGTTGGGTGTTATCAGTTATTGCAGCCGCTGTAATAAACGCTTGTGCATCAGGGTCAAAGCTACTTTTAGGCATTAAAGATATTAGCGGATAGTAACTCATTTTATGCTTCTGTAGTTACACCAATTGCATCCCAACATGAGTCTGTTGAGTTATATATTAATCCAACATAGGTTGTTTTACTTATTACAGTTGTAGTAGGTAAAGTTACTCCTATTGCTCTATAACCACCAGCTCCTGATGTCCAAGTAATAGTTTGAGCAGTTGCGTTGTCTTTTATTCTTATCATCAATGCTTGACCTTGAACAGGGCTTCCTGTTGGAGCTGCTAATGTTAATGCAGCTGCTTGAGCTGTGATAACTACTAAGTCATCATTTGCAGTTGGAGTTACTGTTGCGGCAGTTGGAACCGTTTGTACTCTTGGTGTTATGAATGTTGGTGTTATGTTTATTCCTGTACTCATTTTTTTTATATTTCAAATTGAACTAACCACACATCTACCATTCCTTGTACATCATCATCCTCCCAAGTAGTTACGTAGGGCATATCTTCAGCACGTACTCCAAAAGATGCTGTGTCAGTTGTTAGTAATACATCAACTCCTAAAAGTTGGTCAAGTGCCTTATCACTTATTGTATTTAGGTTTATTTCAATAGTTGGATTTACTATTTCAATGTTGAACTGTGGAAATTTATAAGTCATAATTTTAGGTTAAAGTTGTTCCAGTTACTGTGAATGTTCTGCAAGGAAAATACCTTGCACTTGAAGAGGTTGTTTTTGACAATTGTGATATAAGTCCTGTTCCATTAGTGCATACATACGCAGTCAAAGAAGAAACTCCAGATGTTCCAGTCCAATATCTGTAAGGAGTAGTTGATAAATTAAAGGGTGAATATGAAAAAACACTACTAGTCATAAAATTTGCAATAGATAAAATCTCTATAATATTTGGTAATCTCCACCCAGTTGTAAATGTTCCTATACTTGTAGCTAATGCTCCGTCAATTGCATTGTCCCAAGTAATGTCTATACTTGTTGTACGTCTCCAACCTAAAACAGTTGCTCCATCATAAGTTGACCAATCAATTACAATGTTGTTTGTATAAGTTTGAGTTCCTAACTCACTTGTAAATCTGTTAGTGTTTCCGAATACATTGTTTTCAGCAAGTGTATTAAAATTAGTATTCCTGCCAGCTTCAATATCTCCATCATCACCAGTACGATAAGATATTGTTTGTCCAGTCTTCATTAATTTAGCTGTAGATATTGTTGTAGATGCTGTAGATTTTATATCTATTCTAGTGCTCATTAAGTAAGTGTTATAATTATTAACTCAGCTCCAGCATTAGTAAGAGTATCATATGTTATTGCTGCTAAAGTATTATTAATAGCTCCAGCATCAAAGTTTAATGTTTCTCCTGGTTTAAGATCTATACCTCCAACAATAGCATTGGCAGTTCCAACACTAGCAAATGATGCTGAAAAAGCACTAGCTGATGTTGAACCATTTGAACCTGAAGGTCTAAGAAAAGTAGGATTTCTTGCTATACCTAATTGATTATTAGCTAATGTAACAGATACTGAACCAGCCATAGTGGTTTGTCCAATAGTAGTTGGTAATTGTAATGTATCTGTTGTAATAGTGTTACCACCATCATTAATAGCTACTGCACCATTAGCGTTTACAGCAACAGGAGAATAATCTCCGTCTGCATTTGTCATAGCAGTATTAGAATCATTCCTAACACCCATTACAAACGAACCTATGTTACCTGATACATGAGCAGTATCTTCTGCAAATGTTGCTGGCATAGTTAAGACATCTACTTGTAACTCACCATTAATATCAGTTTTAATCTTTCTGTTTGTAGTACCATCATTTCCATAAACAAGAATGCTATCATTAGCTTCTGTAATAGTAACATCTAAGGTTACACCACCAATGATATTAACATCTAATCCTGTGTCAGCACCAATAGTTGTACTAGTTAATGTATCACCATCTGCACAAATAGATACTGAATCTTCTGCACAAGTTAATGGCTGTGCTGTTTGAATAGCTATCTCTTGTAAACCTTGTAATACTTTTAACTGCCACGGAAAATTATTTCCTTGGTTTCCTGAGTCTTTTAAATTTCCTATTGACATAATTTTTATTTTAATAAATTCTTACTCCAGTACATATAAAATTACCTAATATATTATCTACTTGACCGGATACAATAAAATATTGATTCACTGTCCAGTCAATAGTACTTGCTGTTGGTGCTACTGTAAAAGCACCTAGATCATTTGCATTACCTACATTTGCACCTAAACCTGTTGTTGTAGAACCGTTAATATAAAAGGTTCTTAAGAAAAAGTAATATATCTGAGTAATTGTAGGTGTAGTGCCACTAATAGCAAGTTGTGTTGCTCCTACTAATGTATTTGTTGTATTGATATAGAATACTGCTCGACCTGCATAACTTGCACTTGTTTCTGAAAATTGACCTGCTACTGTAAAAGCACTTTGACTTGTAAATGTATTAGCTGGTATTAATATAGAAGTAAGTATTACTGAAGTTATACTACTTGTAGCAAAAGAACCAACAGATGCAAAACTTGCAGAACCAGGTCCTTGAATACCTTGAATACCCTGTGGTCCTTGAGGTCCTATTGCACCCTGAGATGCTAATAAAGCCCAGTTAGCTGTATCTACAGTTGGATCTGAAGCTGATGGTCCTATACCTAAAGGATTATAACAGAAGTAACTTGCACCTCCAAAAGATACTGCATCATTATCTGCATAAACTCCTAGTGCTGACCATAGACCTTGCCAATTAAGACCTGCCGGTCCTACTGGACCAGGTACTCCTTGAGGACCCGCTGGACCTTGAGCACCGGTAGGACCTACTGTTCCAGGACCAACTTGAGCAATAAAATCAGCAGTACTAATTGCTACAGTAGTATACTTGTCATCTCTCTGAGGAGTTGCTATACCAATAGGGATTAATGAATCACTAGGAACTGTATTAACAACTCTTTTTTTACCAGCAATCCAACTTATAAAATTTAGTATATCCATTATGTTTTTTAATTAATTGTATAAAGTTCAAAATATACATATAAATCACCACCCCAGTTATTAGGATCAGCTATTGCAGGATTAGCATTATAAAGATTAAATCCTAATCCAGTTGAAACTCCTGAAGCAATTAAATGTGGAATAGTATTATCACCAAAAACTTGGCTATAATATACAGAGTATTGTACATATATATTATCTCTATTAGCTAAAGTAAGATCTAAATCTAAATTATCAATTAAGAAAAATACTGAACTACCATAAGCTGGATCAGGAGAGAAAGGTAGTGTTCCTGTATTAAGAACATCAATAATACCACGGGGAGTATCTACTGTTACAGTATTAGTAATTGCCATGTCTAACTCATAGTGTTTAGTATTAGCTGTACAACCTGATTGCACTGCATTTTTAAGAGGCATTGCATAGTCTTGATAACCATCATCTCTTGTAGTAAATGGTACCTCAGCACCTAATACTATTAAGTCTGTGTCAGCATTATTTGCTTCTGTTCTGATAAGTTGCTGTTTCTTTAAGTACAACCAGTTTAAAATTGTCATAATTGTTTTGTTTTAATTATTTACTCTTATTATTATTTCTTTTTAGCTTCTAATAATTCAACTTTAGCAGATAAATCTTGAATAGCTTTAACAAGAATTGGAATTAGTTTACCATAACTTGCTTCTAATTTTTCAGGATTTTCTTCATAAACTAATTTAAGAGTATCTGCTAATTGAGCATCTTCTTGAGATTTCTTTAAGTCTTGTGCAATAAACCCAAAATCTTTGATGTTATGTTTTCCATTTTTATCTCTTTCATCCCATACAAATTCAACTGGTTTAAGACCTTTAACAAAATCAAGACCTGCTGATAATTCAGTAATTTCTTTCTTATCTCTAGCATCTGACAATGATGTAATGCTTGTTACAGCACAACGTAAAACATTATTTGAACTATTTCCTAAAGTAATAGCGTTACTTGCTGTATTACTTGCAGGTTTAGTACTATATCCAATATGTATATTATTATTTCCTGAAGTCTGATAAGTAGGATTTCCAATAGAAGCGCCTGCTAATGCGCCAATAAAAATATTTTCATCACCAGAAGAAAATGCTGGAGCAGCAGCCTGACCTATAAAAACATTGTTGTTACCAGATGTTAATGTATTTCCTGAGTTATATCCTAACGCTGAATTTTGATTTGTATTTGTTATTTGCCCTAAAGACCCAAATCCAACAGCTGAATTATTTGTTCCACTTGTATTTGCGTATAGCGAAAAAAGACCTATAGCTAAATTATCATCAGTATCTTCTTTGAATATAGTATTTCCGCTTGCATCAACTATTTGAACAAAGTTATTATCTCCTGTTAAAGGAGTGCCTGTATACCCTAAAGGTGCTACTACATTTACATTTATTTGACTCATTTTATTTAGATTTTAATTGTTTATACTACTGATAAAGTTGTTCCTACAGGAACCGTTAATGTTTTACCAACACACATTGCTAATGGTGATTGATAAGTAAAATTTCCTGGTGTAGGTAATGTTATATCTTCATTAATACAACCTACTGATATAAATCCATTAGCCCAGATACTTACACCTAACACTTCATCAGAACCACCCAGTTGTGCTGCAAAATCTGCAACAGTTATAGCACCAGCCAAATATGCATCATCTCTTCTACCATCCTTAAGTCCTACAGGTATTAATGTTTTTGCAGGATCAACAGAAGTAACTACTCTTTTACCTTTGATCCAAGAGATGAAGTTTAATATATCCATGATTGTTTTGTTTTAAAACATATTATAATATAATATACTAAAAATAATTGAATAAAAAAAATCCTTAGCTAAAAAACTAAGGATCTTCTATATGGAGAGAAACAGGGATACTATAATCGGGTACCTAAATAAAAAGCTACAGCTAACATAACAACTAATAATAAGTTAGCATATTGTCTACCAGTAGGATCATCTTCATAGACATTAGACATCTTATTATATATAGGTTTAGTTAATGCATTATGCAATAACAAACTAAATCCAATAACAATAGTACCTATAAAAGCAATTATAAAATTTGTCATGATAAATTTAATTTTTTGTAAATATACTAAAGCTTTTTGTAAATCCTATTTTTTTTACCAAATAATAATTACATCTCCTTCATTAAGAACTAACTTAGTTTGACCATCAATATCAATACGTTCTACTACTTCTAAGTTAAGAGAAGCTGTGCGGACATATACTTGATCTCCAACAGATACTTCTTCTACTTTATCACCTACTGCAAATACAGTAAGTTTGTTCCACATCTTTACAGCCTCAGCCATTAATGCTTCTTCATCCTTTGAGCTCAATTCAATAACTGATTTCTTTCTTTCAGGAATGCTCAACAAAATTGTTCTTCCTCTTAATTTTTTAAATGGTTCCATTATTTATTTTTTAATGTGATTACTTTTACTACTGCCATCTGAGCATTAACTAATTCTCCTAGTGCATGATCAAATAACAAGCTTTTTAAAGGACCTCTTTCAGTTTCATAATTTGATTTCAAAATTTCAGCCATCTGTGCAGCTAATAACTTTACTTTAGTTACCTCAGAGTCATCTAAGTTATCAGGATCTAATCCTACTAACTGATGTCCAAAGGGTATGATCTTGTGCTCAACAATTTCTGGAGCTACTTGATACACTGGTTTTTCTTCACTCATATTTCTTTATTATATGTTTCTAAAAATATATTTTCTTTGCATGGGTAGAACTCACCCTTGATTCCTTTAATAATATAATCTCCTACGGTAGCAGTCATTAATCCTTCCAAAGTTTTTATTTTTAACTCAGGTTCTAATGTATTATTAGAGTAACTAACATATCCATCAGTACAGAAATTTAAAATCTCACTTCTGTTTGCTCCAGTCCATTGAACAGCCTCAATAGTAATTGGCTTCTTAGTATATCTAGGCATCATATTTAGTTTTAGATATATTACTCTTTTTAACTTCAGTAGGCATAGCTTCATCTAAAAGACTCAACTTAATCTTTTCTAATAAACCTACCAGAGCTAAATTACCATAAGCTTCTTCTCCTACTTTAACCTCAATACCCTCTTCAGTACTTGAGATACTAATCATTGTTTTACTATCCATATTAATTAATTTACATATTTTACCATAGAGTTCCCTAGCATGAATATTATCCATACCTTTTTCCCTAACTATATCAGTCAGCTTTTCCCACAACAATTGTTGTTGCTGAGTCATAGGACAATAAATTTTGGAATTTTGTTACTCTCATGTTTGTTGGTAGACAAATATAATAATTATTCTGTATCATAAAACATTCTTTCAGAATCTTCTGTATGCCATTTTTCAAAACCTTCACAGTTATAGTAGTCTTTATTAACTAAGTAATCTGGTTTCTCTGGAAAAGGTTTAGTTACAAATGAAGGCTCAGACCATTTAATTCTATTGTTTGGTTGTAGAGCTATCTGACCATTGTCAAGTAAAATAATATGATGACTCTTATGTTCTAATGGATCTTCAGCTAAAGATAAATCTGTGTTAAGATCATTACTTCCCCAGTTAATAGTACCATAGTAACTACCTGGGTAAAACTTATGATCCTTCATATACACTTCTACTGTAGTATCATAGAGATATGATAAATGTAATAGAGTAAAATTGTATGAAAAACAATTCCATATCTGTAGATAATGAAATGGTAAATCTGGATCTGGTGTCTTTGGTTCAGTTAGTAACGCATGAGAAGGTAACTTATCTCTAAGTACTCCATTCTCTAACAACACTTGAAACAAAGCAGCTTGTCCCGGAAGACATCTTACTGATATTATTACCCCAGGAGTAAACTCTCCTTGACCCTTTGTACCTTGGTACATGTACTCATTCCTAACAAATACTTTGAGAGGAAAAAAATTGTGCTCTATATATGCCATATTGCAAATATAAAAAAAACCCTGAACATACATCCAGGGCTTCTTGACAGAAATAAACAGAAACAAAAAATTTTTTTCCATATAAATTTTGTTGTGTATGTTGACAAGTGGTGGGCCCCTATAAAACAGACCCCGGGGTTTCCACAGCTGGGTGGTACCCCCTATGTGTTTCCTATCAGAAAACTCATATGTCAGAAATATTTTAAGAAATATTTTAGAGTAGAAAAGTTTCTACAACATAATACTTATGTTAATTAAATTATATGCTATGATAAGTCTATGCGTGATACCTGTACTAAAATGTGATTCCTGGATGGAATATGCAAAATGTATTATTACTTGCCTGCTACTTGATAGTATTTATTTACTACCACTAATACTATAAGCTTAGGCTTATAGTATTTTTTTCTATTATACAACATAAAACTATTCTTAATTAAAAAATTAGAAATTATGAATACTTATGTTATAATTGATGGTGTCATTACCATCTTAGAATGGACTGTAAATATTAATGGATAATATTTAGAACTTAGGAAGAGATTCCTAAGTTTTTTTTCTTTTATACAGCTTCTTACTTTTAATAATTATTAAAATTATTCTTATGAAAACTAAAGTTATCACAAAGTTAGATGCTTATAAGCAATCTATTACTGATTATGAATTTGCAATCAGTGAACATAAATTACTTAAAGAAGAAATAAACACAATAGGAAATATTATTATAAATAATACTTTCTCTATTGATGCTTATTCTTCTGAAAGACAATTCTTGTTTGCTATTGGAGTTACTAAAAGTAACATAGATGCTTGTAGTGATTTGGGTGTTGACCCAACTGACTTTCAAGAAAGACTTGAAACAATCAAAAGATTATTTCAATTAGGAAAAGAAGTATCACAATGGTGGTTATTCAAAGAAGAATTATCTCAATACAAGTATAACCTTGAAAAGTTACTTAGTAATGATGATAAATTTGCTCTTATGGAATATCCAACTAAGAAGTGATTTAAGGGGGCTTAGTGCCCCTTTTCTTTTTCTTTTGCTTTCAGCAGCTTATATACAGCATATAACTTTTATTAAATTATTTAAGAAAACCCAAAATGATAAGTGGTGTGCACAACTAATATATACCACATTTAAAATTAAGTGCATGTAGTAACTGAGGGTTTTCTTTTTTTATTAATCTTAAATTTATTCTTATGAAAGAAAAACTTAATGACCAATTACTTATTGGTTTTATTATTGGAATGGTTGCTTTTGCTACATTGCAACACATTCTAGTTCATATTGTAGGACTTCCTGTTACAGGTAGTTACAAAGATGTTGGTGGAAACATTGACATTGAGTACTA